AATCCGTATTCCTTGGCCGCGAACTCATTGATCTGCTTCGCTACGTCCGGCCCCCAATTGGGGATTTCGCGCTTCAGAACCGCATGGCCTTCTTCGAGCCGCTTGACAATTTCTTGCTGCGTCTCGAAAGCTCTCTGCTGCTCCATCTGTTGCACTCGCGTTGCAACCTGTTGCCGCGCGTCTTTCAGCTGCGTGTATTGCATCCACAGCTTTTGCGCTTGCACCGGGTCGGTATCGGACAGTTGCTGCCAGTTGATCTGATCGAACTGCTGCAATTGCTGATCCAATGCCGTCACCGTTGCCAGCGCCTGCACTTGTTCTGCATTTGCTTGCTGGAACCGCGTTTTCTCGGCCTCTGCCGCTCGGCGTAGTTCCGCAAGCTCCTGCGTCTTGCGCGTGTAGTCCGCCTGCATCATCAAAGCGCCTTTCAGCGCCTTGGGCACGCGGTACTTTTTGCCGTCTACATCGACCTCTTCCTCTTCCTCATCCGGCTGATTGGCTTGGCCGTCTTGCGGCTGCCCATCCTCTGCTGATTCGTCGGCAGTGGTCTGATTTTCGTCGGCTTGTGCGACTTCCTCCGGCAATTCGTCGGATTCCGGCTGATTGGTCGCGTTTTCTTCACCCATTGTTCACTCCTGGTACGGTTGGTGACATAAAAAAGTTGCCTTCTGGCTGCTCGGGCTGAATCGGAGGCGCGACAGGCAAAATGTCCGGAGACGATAGCACCTGCTGCACCGTCTGCAATACGAGGGATTGCACCTCTTGCGGATTCATACCTGTTTGAACAGCTTTTAGGCGTTGCGTTTCGGCATTGTAGGCGTCAATATCGAGTTTGCGCAACTCCAATGCGGTTTTCTCTTTTTCCTCTTCCAACTGCTGCCGCAACGCTTGCGCTTGCTGCTGAAGTTGCTGGATTTGTTGGCCGGCCTGCTGTTGCAATTGCTGCACTTGCTGTTGCATCTGCTGTTGCGCCTGATCCTGCCCCTGCCCTTGAATTTGCGCAGGTAGCATGGCCTTAAATCGGGCCGCGATTTCTTCCGCATCAGGCCAATCCAAACTTTTCACCAGCAAGTCGCCGATCAATGGGGCCGCTGGCGGGTAGGCTCGCAGCAATTCGGACATCTGCGCCGCTATTTCCTCTCTCCGGGTAGCGAATGACGGGCCAGCCTCTACCACTACGTCATATCGCCCTACCGAAAGGTCATAGATACGCGACACGGCCTGCTGAGTCTCATCCAGCTCTTCCTGTGGCGACTCCGCGCCCACTGTGATCGGCTGATTCACCGGAACTTTTGCCACGCTTCCGTCCTCTCCCAACACTCGCAAGATACGCGGCCCGGAGTATACGTGCGGGATCAGATCGACGACCACGCGTCCCAAATGCCGAATGGCGCGGGTCATGTTGTCGAGAAAATGAAAATTCGTCAGGCTGCTTTGCATCTTCCGAGCATTGATTGCGATGCCGGATGTTTCATTGCTGCGCTGGCCTAGCGATGGGTCGAAAATGCCCATGATGGATTTCATATCGTCGCTTGCTGCCAATGCCTCGCTCATCGCGCCTGCGGATGCGCCGGTGTCGAGCGGCTGACGCTGCGGCGGGGTCGGGCCGTCATACTCTACGTAGGGGTGAGACGTGGTGTTAATCGTCGCCCATTTAGCCCCATCCGTTGCGAAAGCTCCACGCGGCCCAATGAACGGAACCCGAGGGGCAAGCGCCACCAATTCGGTGCTAGTGGTGCGCCAATAGTTGAGCATCCGCTGCGCGTCTTTAGAATCTCGGATCAGGCTACGCCAATAGCGTTTTCCCTCGACGTTAATATCATCCCCATAGACAGGAACGATCGGGATGTAGATGCCGGGCCAATCGTTTTCTTCGAGAACTTCAGCGCCCGTTATGACGCGCTGCTTTACCTTCCACGATTTTGTTTCACGCTCGCCGCGAACCGTAAGGCCGAGCAGGTCGAAATAGTCTTTGGCCTTGTTATATTGCTCGGCATCGAGAATAGAGCCGTCCGAAAGCTGAACGATTTTCCGGGCAACTTCCTCGCGTGTCCACCATTCAGCAATCTGAATTGTCTCTCCGTCAGCCCACGGCGCAGGCAAGCTGCCATATCCTGCACCTTCCCAATCGACTTCTTCCGCGCCTTTGTATTTTTGACGAAAGGCGTCTTTTGTCATGCGGTCAACGATGAAGGCAGTATTCCAGTCGCTAGAATCCGCCGCTTCGCTCATCGGGTCGCCATAGACCGAGAATGGATTAGGCACCCGCAAAATGCGCACGTCCATATCGAACGTGTCATCGTGCGCATAGTCAATATCGACGCGCAGATAACCGATCCCGCATGAAACCGCGTATTCGACAGCGGTGTCATAAGCAACGTCGGCGTTGCTGATGTACTCGATATTGCGAAGCAGGCCGTTGATTACTTCAGCCGTTTCAGGATCGGCCTTGTCATCGACTGGCTTGACCTTAATCGACGGCTTGTTTTGCCGCGCGTCATTCACGACCTGACGGATAAATGACGGAAGCCGGTTGATTGTCAGGCACGGGCGGCCTTCTAACTCGCGCTGTTTGCGCACAGATTCCGGCCACTGTTCAGAGAGCCGCGCGAATCTCAGGTCATCTAGGGCATCCGCGCGGTTATCTGATTCCGCCTGTACGGCCTCGTCAAACGCCTCTCGCGCGTCTCTTAGCAGGTCATCATCTTTTGCCATATCATCCCATCCAGCCGCCATACATTGCGGAATTTTGTTGTGTCTTTGGCTTGGCAACCTCAAATAGCTGCTCTGCGCATATAGCCATCAATCCAAATGCATCCGCAGCGTGGCTTGACCAGTCATGCTCCGGCCCTAGGCCGATGCCCCGGGCTTCGTCGCGTTTTTCGTGATACCAGCCCAATGCCTCAAGCCCTGCCGCCGTAGTGTATTCGTTAAACCAACACGCGGGCAACCAACGCCGCACCGCCTCAATTCGCTGACGCGCCGCGCCTTTGCCCTGATTCGGAACTACAGAAACGAAATACCCGGCCTGTCTCAAAGCCGATTCATAGCTGACAGAATACACTTTGTCATTCTGTGCACCGTCATGCGGTAGCCAGACCTGCGCCCGCTCTGGCGTATATCCACGGCTTCGCATCCAGTCCAAATGCACCGCGAGCGGCTGGCCCACGGCCTCATAGTAGTCGAGCACGCGAATTTCTTTGCCGATGATTTGCACTGCCCATATCGCGCAGGCATCCGCTCGCGCACCAGTGCCGCCGATGTCCCAAAAGAGCCGGATTGTCATGAGCGGATCGGCTGCCACGCGGCCAATGCGACCCTCCGAACGCGCTTCGGCCAATCCCTTAGCGAAATATGCTCCGGTGGATACCGATGCGTAATCGCCTTCCCATATGTGCGCGTATTGATCCGGGTCATTGCGCAAGCAATCTTGCCGCTCTTGTTCCAGCACTTCGGGAAAATACGGGTTATCCGCCCAATTGGCCCGCACCACGACGGAATTAGTCGGGGGATTCGGCCCACGTAGCATTGCGTCCACCGGGTCGGTTTTCCGGCGCGGGTTCCAGGAAAACCACAATTCAGAGCCGTCAGAGCGAATTGTGGGCCGCAATAGTTGTAGCGACCGCTCAGATAGCGTCTGCGCTTCTTCAACCCATGCGCGGCTAAAGCCTTCCATTGACTTCACGGATTCGGCGGTGTGGTCTTGCATGCCCTGGAAAACGATCACGCCATCGCCAGGGGTCTGGATCACGTCTGCAAACACCTTAAACCCGTCGCGCTCACCTAGGCCGTATTTCTGCAATGCGTCCTCAATGAGCCGCTTGCTTGATTCCTTGAGCGACTTCTGAACTTCGCGGATGCAGACCGCCCGCATGCCAGCGCCGCCATTGGCACCTGGGAAAAGCAAACATTCTTCGACTAGCAGTGTAGCGAAGAACCACGATTTGCCCGAACCGCGCCCGCCGTATGCGCCTTTATACCGCGCAGGCTGTAGCAGAGGCTCAAAGACTCTTGGAGTCTCAAAGACTACCGCCGCCATCCGGCTCCTTTTTCGGGTCTACGATCCGGCGCACGACCTCTTGAACCACCGGGCCGCCATTCGCTCCGGTCAACTCCATCGCGGTTCGGTCGCCGTATTTCTCAGGGCACCACCTAGCCAGCAACTGCAAGCGCGTCCAGATTTGTAGCTTCCGATGCCCGAGCATGTCGGCACGCTTGACCTTTACCCGATCTCCGTCTTCTTCGATTTCCTCGCCCATGACCGGTGTGTTGGCAATCTCGAAGGCTTCTTCGGCAATGGCGTCAAATCCGAGTTTTCTGGATTTCGCGAAGCGTGCGGCAAAGTCTTGATTGACATTCAGCCAGTCATATACCGTCCTCCATGACGGCATATGCTCATCCCGACAAATGGCGCGCAGCGTTTCTCCTTCTGCGATGCGATCACATATTTCGTCGGCAATTGCTTCTGTGTATGTCGAATGTCTGCCCATGCGCGGATAATATACTATGGTGCGCATGGGCGCAATTGCGCCGACGATTTAGCTCCGCCCCACCTAAATCCAGCAGAGCGGAGCACTGGCCTATTGTTCCCTAGCGGCCCCATGAGCCATATCCAATCTGCTAGCCCGCGCCTGGGCCTGCCAGTAGTGAAGTCATGTCGGCGCTGTCGCCCATTTTACCGGCGTCCGTCGTCTGGATAAGTCTCGCGCCACAGCACGCGATCAAGGCAATACCACGAATCGACCTCGGGAATGTCGATGGTGATGTACTCACGCCGTAGCTGCGCAGCCGTATGCAGCGCACGAATCCTTGCAAGCCACGGAGCGGCCCAACCGCCCGGCTTGCGCTGTACTTTGACCGTGTTCGCTTCTTTGTCCATGTCTGCGCTCCTTCGTTGCCAGCACGTTTACACTTGGTAACAATTTTCTTGGGCTAGACCGCTTGACAGGTAAACATTTCCGTGTATCATACCTACTCATGGACAGCACAGAGCTGCCACCCGATCCACGGGGTTCAGTGGGAAGGAGCAAGATATGCAAGCCGCATCCCATACGTTCGACATTAAGGTTCAGCTCGGTTATGAAACATGCCCTGAGTGGTATCAAGACGCGGCGCGAGCACTTGCACACTCGTTCGACAAAATGACCTGGAGCACAGGAGCAAAAAATGAAATCATCATCAATGGGCGCAGTATCACGCTTGGATACTCAGGCGGCCATGAGTATTGGATAAAGATGTTCGGAGCTAAGCACACTACGTTGTGCGCAGTTTGCGAAGAGCTAGCCGAGGAAGTGATGCAGTACTACTGCGAACATGCATTTGCGCACAACTAAACGTGCAATCAAAGGAGCAAGACAATGACCACCTACACAATCGCACTTATTGATGGCGCCCTATACGGAGTCGTGCCAGACGGTTGCGACATCAAGGCCGAGGTTATGTACGTGCTGGACTCGGTAGGCATTGATCCGGAAGAGTTTGACTTGAGCGGCCTTGAGAGCGTTAAAGGATGCACCCTCTCCGATGAGGTGAAGGAAGGCGATGAAGTGATCTACAAATGCCGCGACGTCGGGTATCTCTACGACGAGCACGGCCGCCGGTACTGCGCGGCGGTAATCCGCAAGTGAGAGCAGTTTGGCAAAAGTCATCTTTACAAAATCAAAGCCGGAGCAAGACATGGAAACCGCATACAACACCTTCAACACCGTGCATGGACCCGTCACCGTTGCCCTCTACATCTTCGTCATGGGCCGAGCTGAAGCGGTTGACGTCTACGCACTCGACAGCTTCCGCTTCGGCTGTGGAGGGTGGCGCATCGATGGTGTTATCAACGGAACCCCGATCGGGACGCGCTTCTACCCAAATGGAATCTTCTGCTCTTCCTACTTTGGAGGCGACACGGAAGACGTGGCTCGCGAGTTCCTAGCGGCGGCGCGCCAGGATGGACATTGAGACTGGTGGCTATTGGTAATCAGTTCATGCTGACTGTCCATATGTGTCTATCACAACATCGATGCGCCCGCCTTTCACGACTTCCGGAAGCACGTCGATTGCGAGCCGGAAGCGGGAGTCATCGGCTCCAAGCGCATCCGCGATTCCGTCAAGCCCCGATTTGATAGAGGCGACGATGTTGTCCCAATCCCTCCGGCGCTTGTCAGGGGAGTAGATGCGCAGCGTGACGCGCAGCGGCTCGCCCTGTGGCAGCGTCTTTGCCGTGTCCATAGCTCCGGCAGCAAGCGCCAAAATTCGCGCCTCGGCTCGATACCGAGATCGTGCTCGGTGAAGCGCGGCCCAGTGCATCCGGGCGTTCGGACTAAGCGAGCGAGGCGGCCAGGGCAACGATACAAGCATTTTTTCACTTTGTTACAAAACATGCACTGGCTTACTTACGCGTCACGAGATTGCGGCCATGACTTCGGCTAGCAGGTCGTCCTGGCGTCCGTACTTGGCTTCAAACCGCGCCCGCCACGGATGCACCGCGATCAAGCCAGGGATGCCCGTACCGTCTTGGTGGTGTCCAGCGCATAGCGGAAGAACCCGGCTATGCGCCCCAGGTTTTGTGCGCCCGTCGATATGGTGGATCGAAATAACCGGGTTATGCCATCCGTCCTTTCGACAGGCGACACACCCATAAGACGCGATTCGATCCCATAGTTCCCGCTCTTCTTTTGTCGGAGTGCGTCCCTTCACAGATCCCCCGTATGCTTTAGCGCCCATCGGATCAGTCCGGGCATTATCTCCGCCCCGTCTTTGACGGCATCGAGGATCGCATTTGCGCGTGCAGCCGCTCCATAGCGGCTTTCAGCTCTTCGACCGATCCGCGCGCTTTCTCCCGCGCAGCAAGCGCCGCGCGTCTTGCATACAGAGGCATCGACAGCAGATAGCGCGCCTCGCACTCGACCAGATACGCCAGACACCATGTGCAGACAGTCCGGCCATCCGATAGCGGCGCTGTCTTTTCGCGTGTGCATTTTTCGCATCCCATAAAACGTTCAGAACAGGTTACAAACCGGCGAATCGCGCAGCCCGATGCGCCCATCGCAGCCTAAAACCCGCGCAAAAGCCACTAGAAGGACAGTAGAGCCGTTTTTTTGCACCAGCCTATACCAAGGTGGCGGCCAACCAAAATAATCGCTCCTAGGCCCGATTTTCCTGGACTCACTTCCCGCGTCGTTCTTGCCCATGTTTTACTCCTCAACGAAAGATTCGGCCATCTGCTCCACCTGCTCCGGCGTCATGCTAGGCCAGTATTTTCCCGAGATGAACCGGCACATCGCCCTGGCCGTCTCGTGAAATTCGCCCTCGTCCATCGTGCTAAACGACAGGCTTTTTGGGATCGTAACAAGGCATCGACCGATTCCAGGCATGTCCACCGCTTGCTGCTCGCACGCAA